ATCGAGAGTATATCTACCCTCTTTAAGATGCTCCTGCTCCCAGTTCAACTCCAAGGACCTTTTTACTTTGTAAAGGTCTGTTAAGTTTTGCATCGTGGATCTCCTCAAAAGTTATCCATTTTTTAGACTGACTTGTAAATCCGTCTTTTTCCCATTTTACACCTTTTTCTCCTAGTTTGTCAACTATTGAATTTTCAATAGATTCAGCATCATCATTTGCGGTCACCTCTAAACGCGCATGATACCCATATGCTCTGATATTAACTAGAAAATTTTTCATGATTGCCCTTCTTATACCATAAAAAAAAGGGGCCCGAAAGCCCCTTTTTAATTTAATTATTGTAACGATTACACTCCTGGTGAAGCAAATACACCTCTAGGGTCTGAGAATCCGAATACGTATCTCTCTCTAGCTTTGTATCTTACGTTGCCAGTGTCAAAATCACCTTCCATAGTCGTTTTGATAGGTGCTCTTGTAAAGTGTTTCAAACCGTTAGGTACATCTGTTTTGATAAAGAATGCATCTGTATCAGTTAAGTAATGATTAATTACATAACCTTGAGGAACCATCCCCATGTTTCTTACTGCATTGATATCATTATCAGCTGTTCCTACTCTACCTTCAGACTTCATCAGTCTTTCAGCAGTGAATTGAAGTGCAGGTGGAATAATCATTTTCATTCCTCTTGCTGCAATTTTCAATCCTCTTTCATCAGTCATTGCTGCGATGTCGATCAAAGACTGCTCTAAAGAAGCCTCCGATAAATCAGCTGCAACAGCTAATGTGTTTGAGAATGAACCACTTAAAGTAGGGTGTGCAGCAGAGAATAACGCTACTCCATCACCACCAGCGAAAGTTGCATTGAAACCATTGTTTAATACAGCTGCGCCTTTTACTTGTTTAGTGTTTGCCATAGATCTTGCTAATGCTTTTGTATATCTAGACGCTAGTCTGTCATACAAGTTGTCCTCGATCGCTTCTTCAGTGATCGCGAAAGCAAGTGCTATTGTTTCGTTAGTGTAACGAGCTGTGAAAGTTTCTTGCGCATCGTCGAATGTTACGCCTTGACCTTCAGGTTTTACTGCCGCATTTGCGAAACCAGATAACATTACTTCCTCTTCGAAAGCTCTATCAGATGATTCTGTGTCAAATATTTCAGCTGCTTCGTTAGCATATTGTTTGTACTCAAGTCCAAATAGTGCATTTAGACCTGGCTCTAGTTCTTTAACTAGTTGTGCTCTTGATATTGCCATTGTTTATATACTCCTATTTAGATTAATTATCACCATTATAAAGATTAGATGCGCCTGAGATAACCACTATTTGATTAGCTCCTGCTGCAGTGTTGTCTTTATTTTCTGGTGCGTTAGCCGAACGAACAAGCTTAACCATTTTAGTTGAAGCTGCTCCGCCCGAGATGTGTAGTTTTACCAAAGATTGACCATCTGTTACGTTAGTTGATGTTCCGTCTTGATTAGTGCAGTTATATCCTGCATCTCCATACATTGCCTGAGTAACTGCTGCGTCTGCTTTGATCACGTATTCCTGGAAAGGATTGTCGATCACAAAACCTAGACCATCAGCGCTACCTGTGTTGTAGTCAACTGCGAAAGTTGTTCCGCCTACAAATGAGTTAGCAAATGTCGGTTTCTTTGTAGTTGTAGCTACGTAGAAAGCTCCATTGAATACACCTATTAGAGGTGCATGACCAGAGTTGTCAAAAGATTGACCACCTGATCCTCCATCACTTGTTGTTGCGAAAGCTGCATCTTGAATATAACCTTGGTCTCCACTTGAATCTTGGATAGAGACGGGGTCATTTTTAAAAATGCCTTTTGCAGTACCACTTTTGATTTTGTACTCTGATTGACCTTGAGTAGCCGGAGTATTTCCAACTGTCATGGTGCTTCTAAAGCCAAAACCTACTGTACTTGCGTTTGCCATTGTTTGTTTCCTTTATTGTTAAGTTAATGTACTCGATGGATAGGAATTACTATAAAATAGTTATTTCTTTGTACCACCAAAAGTTACACGAGTTTGCCTTTCACTATTGATCGGCATACTAGGGTGTTGTTCCTTCAATACATCGTTCTTAATTGCGTCATCTTTTTCCTTAGTTTGCTTAGCAAAATAAGCTTCTCGTTGACGCGCGATTTCTTCCGGTATCCTTGCCAACACAAGGCCTCCTACTCCAATTATACCTGCGTACTTACCTTTGTCTTCAGTGGGAAAGTTCTGTTCAGGATATTCATCTGCTCTCACAAATTCAAATCCTTCTCTTAATCTTGACGCAATATTTTTACTGTCGTCAGTACCAAGTAATTCAGCTCTTAACCATCTGTGCCTGTAACCGGCTGGCGCTGGTGGTGCATCGAGTGTTGAGGGTGGAGTCCATGTTTGAGTTTTTTGTTCTTTAACTCTTGTCTGACTCGCACGTGAAGTTTTTTGTTTATCATTTTCCATATGCTATACTCCTTCCGTGATATTTAATTGTTTTGCATAATCTTCTAGTGGCACACCTAATTTTTTAGCAATTGCTACCTGTGAAGGTGTGAGTTTGACAGTTTTTCTCCGACTAGTTCTAGAAGAACGAGTAGCCGAGGCTACATTTTGAGCAGGTTTTGCTCTTTCTGTAGTTTTGTCATCTATCTTATCAAATTTGTGCGGAAATTCAAGTCTTATTCTTTTATCAACTTCCTCATAATATTCGTCAGATTTTGGGTCATAACCTTCTTTTTCTACCAATGTTTTATGGATATCAAAAGAGGTATATGTCATAGCAGTGTCATTACCAAACCATGCATTTCTAGATGCCCAATCTTCTGCTTTCGCATCAGTTGGTACATTTCCATACGGATCTGGTTGTCTTACTTGTTGAGGAGCTATGTTAACCTTTTTAGGTTGTTCTTCCTCAAGTGCTTTAAGTGAAGATAATCTTACTGCATCAGCATTTAATCTTGCGATATTTTCTTGTGCAGCAACTTGACCATCAACATCTGCGGCTTCAATAGCTGTTTTTAAAGCTTGTCTTGCAGCAGCCATATTTGTTGTGACTCTGTTTTCAAACTCTGAAACATAAGATTTATCAAGTTTAGAAAATTTCTTTTCTAAAGCTTCTTTATCTCTTTTTACTGATTGAGCAAAAGTTAAAGCTTCTTCTTTTTGTCTTTCAGCTTCTCTCATTTTACGAGTAAGTTTAGCAATACGTTTTTGAACGCCATCACTATATTCTTTTAGCTCGTCTTCTTTTTTTTCTTCTTTTTTAGTTTCAACAGGTTTTTCTTCTTCTTGAACCTGTTCTACTTCTAGTTTTTCTTCTACAGGTGCTTCCACTTTTTCTGGTTCACCTTTATCATCTAAATTAATTTCAGCACCGGTTGTTTCACCGACATCAATTAATTCTTCAGATGCTTTTATGTCTTTTTCGTTTTCTGGCATAGTTCCTTCCTATGTTGTTATATATGATGCAACAAAGCTTCAGGATCTTTTACAGTTCCTATAACTTCATCGTCGTTTAGTATTCTCACTTCTCCACCTTCAATTGGTAATCTTGAACCCGCATAACGAGCAAAGACAACCCAATCTCCTTTTTTGCACCAAGGACCACTTGTAAACTTCTCTTCCGTGTAAGCTAACGGTCCAACTTTTAAAACATAGCCACATGTTGTTGCAATTCTAGCTTTGTCTAAAGTTTCTTGTGCGTAAATTAATCCACCTTTACTTTTTACAGGTGGTGTAAATGGTAAAACTAATAATCTCCATCCTGATGGTTCTGGTAACTCATCAATTGTTTCCGTTCCAATATTTTCTGGATTTAATGGTTCTTTGGCTGGAGGTAATTTTGGTTCGTTCTTATATTTTTCTTCTAATGCGTTAATGTGTTTCGGAACTTCCGTCTTTTCCATTTCCGATGTCGATAACGTTTCCTTTGTCGTCATTTTGCTCCTTATTGTTTAGCAGGTTAGAGATTTCCCGTAATGTTATTTGATAGGCTTGTGCCTGTCCAAATAAATACTTGTATTTTTCCATATTGTCAACCCCACCTGTCATCATTGTAACTTGAATTGATTCTAGCGTTGAATTGATTCTTCTTCTTAATTTTTCAATAATAATTAAATCATCCATTATTCTCCACCTCTCCATCCTTCTAACTCTTCTAGTTTTTCTTTAGCTGTTGCTATTTTTTCAAATAGTTTATCCATTTCATCAAGGTGTTGAGGATGTTCTCCAATACCTACTGAATGATCTAGATATATTTCTAATGTTGCTTCTGCTTCTGCTATTTGTGCTTCGTATCTTTTTGATAGTGCGTCTATTAACATTTCCACCTTTTTCTAGCCTGACGTAGTCTAGAATTAGGATCTTTCGCTGCACTTGGGAATTTCTTCATTTGACCTGCGCTTCTTGCACAGTACGACTTACGTCGGTTTGCAGCTTTTGACCCTTTTTTCACTTTACCAGTCACGGCTGTTTTTAATTTAGAACCGGGATTTTTTCTTCTATAGGAAGCGACACCGGCTCGAGTCATTCCTGCTCCAGATTTTGTAGATCTGAAATTTTTCTTATTTCTTGCAGGCATGTTATCCTGTTTTCTCATTATCTTTTCTTTTTAGGTTTTTTAGCAGTTTTTGCTGCTCTCTTAAAGTTTGCTGCAGTTGGTGCTCCTTTAGCTCCAGGTTTTCTCATCTTCTCACCTGATCCTGCTGCGATTCTTTTTTTCTTCGCGTGTATGTTCGCGTATAGTCCACGTTTTGCCATTATTTTTTTCCTTTTCCTTTTGCTTTTTTAAAAATGTCTTTAGATTTTTTATTTCTAAATTTTACTTCTTTAGAAACTTTACCACCTTCTTTATATCCTTTTTTTGACATTATTTTTTTCCTTTTCTTTTTAGTTTTAGTTTTCTCTTATACTCTTGTGTTTTTTTTAAACCTAATGTTGGTTTAACTTTTTTTATTGCTTTCATTATCCTCTCATTTTCTTAAAGGTTTTAGCAAGTCTTGCACGTTGGCCTAACTTACCACCTTTTTTCGCAGCTGCATTTAACTTTTTAGCTGGAATCTTTTGACCTTTTTTAACACCTAAAGATTTTCTTAAAGCACCTGGTTTCTTAACTGCTTTTTGAATCCACTTCTTATCTGATTTCACAGCCTTTGCCTCTTTTAGCTAATCCACCACTTTTCATTTTTAGTTTTTTACCCATACCTTTAGCCATACCTTTAGCTCTAGCTATTTCAAAACCATCTTTTTTACCATTCTTATTAATGTCTCTTACAGAAATAGAACCACCATCTTTAAGTTCTCTTACGATTCTTTTCTTTTCATCTTTAAGATTTCTTTTGCCTTTTTTAGTATATGCTTTTTCAGCATCTACTCGGCCAAGTTCTTCAAGTCTGTTCATTCGTTTTGAGTTCATAATTATTTATCCATTGTTGATACAGCTGAATATGCTCTTTTGCCAGCTGCTTTTTTAGCACCTTTAGATTCATCTCTTCTAGCTTTTAAGCTTTGAGATTTTTTGCCTTTTCTAGCTCCTAAAGATTCATCAAGTCTAGCGTTGTAGCCTTGTTTCTTTGCTTTGCCACTTTTTTTCATGCCAGCTTTTCCATATGGAAATCTAACATTTGATCTTACTCCGTTTTGTCTCATTTTTTTGCTCCTTTAAATATTTGAGTTCCCTTTATACCAAAAATACTTGCAACTACAAGTATCCATAAATTTGTGAACCATTTCGGCAGGTTACTAAAATGTTCAAAGAAAATATTTACTTTGTCCATCGCAGATGGATCGTCCGATATCACTGCCCATGCCAGTACAATGATAGGTGCGCTCAATATTCCGAGCACAAATTCGTCTTTATAATCGTTTTGTCTCGCTTCAAGAAGTTTACCTTGGTAAGCTTCCTCTCCGCTAGCCATTTTCTGTGCATGCATTAGTTGTGCATCAGACATAGCCATTTTTGTTTTTTGTTTATTAGCGTAAATTTTGCTTCCTGCTTGTAAAGCAATTTTTGCTAGACCAAACCAAGCCATATTAGTACCAAGTAGCTTTTACTGGTTTCTTACCGGCTCTCATTCTTTTAGTTCCTTTAACATCTACAACTTGTGATGTCATTGGATCAGTAGCTTCAATAGTAACACCACCTGTTTGGTAACCATCTTTGCCAACGCCAAGTTCTTTTTCAACTTTAACGTCTTTGTCCATGAATGTTGAACCTCTTTGCCAATCTTTTGTCATATTTATCTCCTAGGGTTAATTATATCTACTTTTTTCCAAAATTTCTACCAAAATCGTGAACTTTGCTTTGATCCATCATACCTTGTTTAGCTAATGTAACACCAGCTCTCATTTTTGCTAGTTGTTCGTTCTGTTCTAGCTTATCTTGTTGGTTTTCTTGGTTCATAAGTGCTTTTGCCTTGTCTAAATTCAATCTTTGGTTCTCATTTTTCTTTTGTTGTTCTAAATCAGCTGCTCTTAGGTCAACTTCTCTAGCTTTTAGCTTAATTAATGGATCTCCACTAAACTCACCCATTATTTTTTGTTCTTCATCCATATAATCTTTAGTCATTTCAGCAATCAACACAGCTTTTCTCGCATTTACCGTTTGAGTTAGCTGAGTTACTTGTTGAATCAACTGTTGATTCTGTGGTTGTTGTTGTAACATCTGTTGCATTTGTTGAGCTTGTTGTAATTCTTGTTGAAATTCTAATTGTATTTGTTCTTGTGCCATTAAACTAATTCTTTCCAATATATTTTTTTGTAAAGCAGCCATAACTGCAGGTGAATTTTGTATCATATTAGATTTCATAAAATTTAAATGTGCATCAATGTGTGCTTTGTGGTCTTGACCAGGAAAAGCTTGAAAAGGTTTGCCACCCATAGCTGCAATTTCTTCTAAACTTGGATCTAAAGGTTGTGGTTGTACTGGCGGTGGTAAAATTGCATTTATATTTTTAATACCAATCGCATTATACATAGATCTGTAAGCTTGATATAGATCATGAACTTCTGGATTTGATTGAGCTAGTTGTAATTGTATTTGAGCTAAATTAATTCTTTGTGTTTGTGAGAATATGTTTGGATCAGCTACAGGAACAATATCTACTCTGTCATCAAAGTCTGAAACTTTAACATTTCTTGATGCTCCTGGAACATCATATGGATATTCAGCTGGTAAGTAAGTTTTAAATACGTTAGCTAATAATTTAAACTCTTCTTTTAAACCTACGTATAATCTTTTGTGTATAGCTGACATTACTCGCGATCCACGCTCCAATAACGCGACCGTAGTTCCGACTGCAGCGGTTTGGTTCATGTCGCCAACTTGTGCATCTGCGATGGACGCGAAGCGTTGACCTGCTTGTACTACAACTCCCATCAAAGCTAATAAAGTTTGATCTGGGCCTTTAAATGGTAATTGCATAAACTGATCTTTAATATTTCCACCAGGTGCATCTACATCTCTAAATTCACCAGGTTGTAATGGTTGTGCATCATCTCTAATTCTCATACCTCTAGTTTTAAAACCAGCAGGTAAGTTAGCTAAAGTTCCGGCATCAAGTAATTGTCTTAAGGCAGCTGTTGCAGTTCTAGATAAACCACCAATCATGTGAATTAAACCAAAACCATAAAAACCAGTACCTGGTAAAAATTTAAATTGTACAAAGTAATGTTTTTTCTTTTTTAATAGGTCATTAGGTTCATAGTTTCTTCTAATAGATAAAACTTTTTGAGAAGCTTCATCAATTGTAATAATGTAAGGTAATTTAATTCCTGTTTCTTCTCCTTTATTATCTATATCTGGATAATCTTCTAAATCTAAATCAGTATGTATCTCTAACAGAGTATACATGTTATCGTTTTGTTGATCGTTTCTTGTAACGCCTTCTAACTCTAATTGTTTAGTTTTAATTTCACTTTCGTTAATTGGTGGATCTCCTAATTCTATATCTCTATAAAAACCACCAACTTGTTGTTTTCTTAAATCGTTTTCTGATATTTTAATAACGTGAACAATAGATTCTGCATCATCTAAACTATTTGCAGTGTAAGGAACAACCAAATCTTCTGCTTGTACAAATTTAGAGACGGCTCTACCTAAAAGATCGTCATAATAAACTTTCTTAAAAGTAGAACCGGTCAGGGGTAGATAGAAAAGCATTTGATCAAACTCTGGTTCATATTCTTTCATCTGATCCATAAGTTGATAGTTCATAAAATCTTTAACTCTATTTGCTTGGTCTTGTTTTTCATTTGTAGCGTCACCTAAAATTTGTGCACGCACAGGACCATCTGCTGGTAGTAATTCTTTGTAAGCTTGTGCTTGAAATTGTGTAACCGCCTCAGCAAGTACAGGGTGAGTTACACCTGATGCACCTTTGAAGGGTTCTGTTCTTCTCTCGTATTTGAAACCTAATAAATTTAAACCTTCTCTATAACTGTCTGCCCAGTCAGCTCTTGATTCTTTGTATTCTGTATAACTATCAAAAAGTTTACCACCAATTTCTTCTAGTGATTCGTCTTCCATAAGTTCTGCAAGATTATCAAAATGACCTTTGGATTCTAATGCTTCTGCTTTGGGGTCGAACGAAATTTCCGCACCACCTTGGTCATCCATGGTGATTTCTGTTTCGTCTGTTGTGATTACTTCTTCTGTTCCTGGAACAGCTACTTCTACTTCTTTTGATTTGTCCTCAATGTCTATATTGGGCAATGACTTATCTACACTATCTACCATATCTCTTTCCTGTTAATTAATTTACACCTCTTCTTCATATATACCTGTTATTCTAGGATTTGTAAAGAAAGAACCAATACCTTCTTTTTTAGGTTTGCTTACTCCTTGTGATTTTAGATAAGCATTCTTCCTAGCTTCTAAAACATCTTGAGATTCTGCAACTTCAATATCATCATAAAAATTAGGCATACTTTGATCATATCTAATATTAGCTTTTCTGTAATCTTTAGTAGCTGTAGGAGTTTCGTCTATTTTTCTTTTTAAATAATTATCTGCAAATTCAGCTTTGAAAGCATCTCCCAATAATCTATCTTTTTTTTGACCAAAATTTTTAAGTGTACCTTCTTCTGTTGCAAGATAAGCTAGATCCTCTATGGTTCTAGGTAAGTTAGCTATATCCTGAATAAATTTACTACCAGCAAATATTCCTGATTGTCCTCCTGACAATCCTTCTTCCTGTGCTTTAGAAAAATCCATTGCCGCAAACACTGGATCTATAACTACAGCTGCTTTTCCTAATCCTTTAAGAACAGGTTTTGCTTTTCCTAAAGCTTTACCTATAGGTTTAAGAAGAGGACCAATTTCATCTGAAGTTCTTATTAAAGTTCCTATTCCTGTTGCATCCGACATTAAAACAGGTGTTCTTCTAAATACTTCTTTTATTTGTTTAGGAGAACTTGCTTTAATTATTTTTTTTGCATCAGAAAATGAATCTGCATTAAACGCCTTTGTTATAGAATTTTGTACACCTTTTTCAATTTTTTTAGCATTATTAAAATCATACATATTAAGAGTATTTTTAGGAACTACCGTAGAAAATCCAACTTTTTTAGCGTCATTAACAATATTTTTAATTAAAGCTGGATTTGTTTTTTTAAGTTTATTTAAACCAGGCATTGTTTTAAGAGGATCACCTTTGTATTTTAAAGTTACAGCTTTAATTTTTTTAGCTCCTTTAGGTAAAGTATTATTAATTTGATTTGTAAATTTTTTAGATATTTTATTAAAATCAGTAATATCTTTTAGTGTAATTTTTTGTGTTAAAGCTTTTTGTTTTAATCTTGAAAGATATCCATCAACTCTACCTGCTTTTTGAGTATTTAAATTATCTATATTTTTATTTCCAACTGTGGTTATAATTTGACCAAAAATAGAGTTACCAGCACCACCTCTTCCTTTTGTCCCAGAAGCTAAATTAAATAGTTCATCTACAGAAACTCCTACTCCACCTTTTTTACCTATTCCTACTTTTTTAGTTATACCTGCATCATCATAAACTTTTTTTACAATTTTTACTCCTTTTCTTCTTTGAGTATCAAAAAATCTTCCACTTTTTTCTTTTATTTGTCTAGAAGCATCTAAATCATCTAATGCTCTTGTTTGATTATCTAGGCCTTGTCCACTTGTAAATTGTCTTTTTTTTATTTCAGTGTTAACGGCGTCTATTCCTTTTTGACCTAACTTTATATTTTCAACATTATAAGTTTTTTTGCCTTGAGCAGCTAACGCAGTATCTCCTATTATAGAACGAACTTTTGTTGGTTCTACACCTAATAATTTAGCTGCGTAATTGGTATACTCTGGTTCTAAAATTCTACCGTTTTTAAATCCCTCTTGTATCTTTAAATCTTTAGCTAATGTTTTTATATTTTCAATTTGTCTAGCTTTATTACTTATAAAATTTTTATTATAAAACTTTTGTCCTCGCTCTCTTACGATAGTTCTTTTAAGAGCTTGATTTCCTTTGAACCCTACTTCTTTTGCTATTTCTGTTAAAGAAGGCATTTTTCCAGTTCTACTTCCTTTATCAACTATTTTTAAAATTTTGTTATTTATCTCATTTACTTTAAATTGAGGTAAACCTGTTCCTTCTGAAATAAGAAATTTTTTATCTAATCTTCCGCTATTTACTAATCCTTCTATTGCGGGAGCTATATTAATATTGTCTGGTACATTTCTAAAACTTTTTTTTAATTGATTTATAGTTTGTCTTTTAAAAGTATTAGTTGTATCAAAACCTTCTTTTGGTATTTCAGCTTTTTTTACTAATTCAATTACTTTTTTAAGAACAGCAGGATTATCATAAATATAACTTACTCCAGGTTGTTCTCTAGCAAATCTTAAAGGATATATTACTGATTTTACTTTTTTAGCTAAAGATCTATTCTTTTTTGTTTGAATTCCATAATATTCTCCAGTTCGTGAACCAGAAGCTTGTTTAGGAATATTATCAAAATCTAATTGTTTAATTTCTTTTGTAGAAAATTTACCAGTTTTTTTTAATCGTGGAATTATACTTTGAAATAAAATATCTTCACCTTTAAATTTTTCCATTATCCTCTACTGCCTCTACCGCCTTCAGATCTTTCTTGATCGCTTGCTGCATCACTCATTCCTTCATATCCTGATGGACCATAATCCATACTTCCACTTGGTGATCGACTTCTTATTATATCTTCTTGTCTTCTTGCCATTTCTTCTTCAAGAGCAATCGCCGCCCTTTTTTTCTCAGCTATAATATTAGAAAATTGTTTTGTTATTTTTTCTTTCCCTGCTTTTGCTAAATTAAAAAGAAACATTGGATTTAAAGGATTAAATTCTACGAAGGGACTATCTAATAACGTTTGTAAACCTGTTAATGATCTTTGAACAGCAGCTTTAAGTCCAGGAGTTTTTCCACCCATTGCATTAGGTTGATTCATATTAGTTCTACTTCGATTTATAGATGTAATTCCCTCACTTTCAGATCCTGGTATAATAATAGGTTTTACAATATTAGGTGTTAAAATTTCTTGAGGTGTTGATGTGTTTAAACTAGCAGGTGCAGATTGAGTTGTTGGTGTAAATTGATTTGTGTTTAAATCAAACAAATCTATGTAATCTTGTTGATCAGCAAATTGATTTTGTAAACTAGGACTCATAGCATAAGTGTTCATTAAGTTTTGTATTCTACCACCTACAGCATAACCCATTAGACCACCTTCTCTCATAGCATCTGGATCACCTTTATAATCTTTTAGTTTATCTGATAAAGATTTTTCTGGTTTATTCATTTTTT